GAAGAATTTCAACATGTCTGCTATCTTTCATGGTACTACTTCCATTCCTACTATATTTGTCTCTATTATACTACATTTTCCAAAAAACACAAATTCAAACATTATATTAACAAGAGTAAACAAGATATTTTTAAATAAATAAAAGAAAAAAAGCCTTCCGTCAATCCGGAAAGCTTTGATTTATGCTATTTCTAGCTTCCTCACCTTTGGATCAAGGCTCGGGATAAAAAGATTAAGGAAACCTTTTTATTTTGCGATTGGGTAAACAGAAACTTGTTTAATGACCACTATACAACATTTTTTGAAATAGGATTAAAAGCCTTATTAATTCAATGTTTTCATGATGAAATAGTTATAAAAAAATGTAATGTTTATAAAATCTGGGTATCATTTTGGGTATCAATCACACTGAAAAATGTAATAGTATATTTGCTGTTATAACCGACATTTTGATGAATTTCCGTTATAACAGCAACCAAAAAACCCTCCGTTTTGGGAGGTTTTTTTGGTTATTCAAGAGTTCCCCATAAGCTAATACGGTTGCCTTCTTCATCTGTCTGCCCAATAGCCATGTAATTACGGTTACCAGACTCACCAATATACGAGATCCATCTATAGCCATTTGCAGATCCTTTATAGTCATAATGGACTTTTTCATTAGCATCATAAACAGCCACAATCTCACTATTAAGACTTGGTCCACGACGAACATTGATGGCAGCATCACCAACAATAAAAGTACCATTCTCTGGGATAAGTTCCATTTCATCATTTTTGGGTGTTTCGCTAAGTGGTAGGAAGTTTTCGCTTAATGGAGTATCTGAGTATGGAAGATAGAACCATCCCTGCACATTTTCAAATCCACGACTATTAAAACGTGCAGGCCCACCCACAATAAGAGCATCAAGATTGCCATCGATATTTTGCTCAACAGTTCTCATACTGTAACCATCTGAATCTTCAATTACTGCTCCACAATGACCAAAGTTTACACCGCCAAACCAAGCATCCATTGTGAAGAATGCACCAGCTTTAGGATTCTTATCTGTAGGCATACGATGCACTTCTAATCCTGCTTGTTCTGCTGAGTCAAGCAATTCGGAAGCATTACCCCATAGATCAATACCAAAAAAAGTTTTTGCAGGATATGTGAGCAGATCAGCGCATTGGGTTCCTGCAAAACCATCCTTATCTACACCCATTCCAGAATTTGCTAAATCAATAATAAATTGAATAATTTCTTGTCTTGTTGTCATAAGAATACCTCATTTTTTCCATTCTTCGTTAGCTTTTTTTACAGCTGCCTCAAGAAAAGTATTAAGTTCTTCGTTTGTCAGATAAATATTTTGAGATTCTAGCCCATTAATCAAGCAGCCTTTAGCATGCTCTAGTTTCTCAGCTCCATGAATTCCTAATGTTCCTGATACTTGTTCAGTAGCATTTACCGCATTTTTTGCCAGAATTTCTACTACTTCCAATGCCTTTTTACCACCACGAGTAAGAAGATACTCTTTGAGTGATTTTACAGCGATTCCGACGAAGGCGACAAAAATAGCCATTAGTGAATTAACTACGATTCCTGTGATTTGATTCATTTTTTTTTGCTCCTTTTTTTAACTTCTTAGGTTCTTCCAAACCTTCTTTTAATTGAAATTTTTCACGATCAACATTTCTCTGGATATATTGATCGATAAAGGGAATTTCTACCCCTAATGCTGATAGACTAGCAAGAATACTAGAACCGTAAGCCGCCATCATCGAAATGATGAATGCATCAATAACAGGCCCTAGATTCATGTATAACGTGAAGGGATAGCCGATTGCTACAATTAAGATCATAGCTGTATGACTAACTAGGCCCTTCCTCCATTTTCTACTGGAAAAATCATGATAGGCCCATGCTCTAGATACACCTAGAATGATGTCTAGAGCAACGATAGCCATCAAGAGAAAAACAATTATATGTTCGTCGATTCCATGATCGTAAAAATCACGAACTACCTCGATAATTCCAAAAATACCATCTGGTTCTTCTTGATACATCAATCACACTCCTATCAATTAAGATTCGGGTTGTGCTACTGGTTGGGTTTCAAGATCTCCTGATGGTTTATTCTGCTTCTCTTCTTTTGGTACTTCCCAATTGTAAATTGCAAGCTTACCATTTTGAAGAAGTGGGCCTTTCAAGTCTTTGATGGATTCCCCGTTATAAGTGAAGTCATAGTTGACTTGGACAAGCACCCGTTTCCCTTCGCTGAATTTCTCAGTATGGTCTGGATCAATCAAAGTGAAGATGTCATGTTTCTTGTAGGTCTTTCCTACTTGAGCAGCTTCCACAAGCTCAAGCGCTCGTTTGAATAGCGTTGGGTCAAGTGGATTGTCTTGGTTGGTCACAGCTACGAGAACCGACCAATCAGCAAGTGCTTTGTTATTTTGAATTAGGACATCTTTCTTTTCATTTTCCTGAGTGAGTTCTTGAATTTTCTGAATAGCGTTCTTATTGGCATCAACAGATTTATCAAGTTCTTTCTTTAGTGCCACAATGGCGCCAGATGGGTCTAATTCCATGCGGACAATGTTCAATACTGCTTCAACCAGTGTCGCATCATCTTCAGCCATGCGGTTGTTTGGCAAAATTTCCTCAAATACACGGTATGGGAAGTCTTGCTTGATCGCTACTTTCGTAGTGTTAGCGACTGCATCGTATGATTTAAATTGTACTTTGTAATCCATTATTTACCTCGTTTTTGCTTTTGATTTCTTCAAAAAGGTCTTTCAAATCTTTGTCAGATTCCAGAACAGAGCGATAGATTTCTAGCTCTTTGATGAGCTGTTCTTTCTCCTGATGTGATTCGGTCAATCTCGCTTTGAACTCAGCTTCATTGATTGATTTACTAGCTAATTGATTAGCTAGATCTGTGATAATTGATACATAGATTTGTTCGTTCATTGTTTCTCCTTTATACTCTAAATCCATATCCGTTTAAAATTCCTTGGATATGGTTTTTAATTGTTGAATTAGTAACCATTCCGTGCCGCACCATCATTCCAAAGCAAGTAAGTAAATCCCAAAGATATGCTCCCACATCTTTACCGTTCGCTAAAAATACTTTTCTTGAATAAAGGGCCTCCAAGAAAAAGTCCCCTCGCCCAATGAAGTGTTTTACCCCATTCTCGTTCATTGGTAAGAGATACGTTTCTTTCCCTTGCATATTGTTATGGAAATTCCAAGGGCTACGATTTCCCTTGTTATTATAAATCAACACACGATCTCCAATAAATTCAGTAAGACTTTCTTCTGCTCCATTGCCTTTACCAGACCAGACCCGAATTCCTGCGAAACTTTTGTTATCATGTCGTTCAACCTCTTTCGGGTCTTTGTTGTGATTTGTTCCGAAAACCATAAGAGCAGCATTAGTATCTCTAAATTTTTCTGCGACAAAACCACTCTTCGTCAATTTTATAAATTGAGATGAGTTTGTATCATCAATTCTCCGAATTGTTCCTGTATTTGAATACAGATTTAGTGTTCCGTTGTCCAAGTCAAAAACTGTTGATCCAGTGTTCGCACTTAGCCTTCCACCTTTGACGTGTTCTGCAGAAATGTCAATCGAAGCGAGTTGCGTGATAAAGGCTTTTTGCGATGTAAGCTCTTTGATGAATGCTTGATTTGATACAAGTTTGTTTATCATTGCGGAATCTACCAACAACTTATCCGCTGTTACTGCATTACTCGCAATAATCTGAGTTGTTACTGACCCTGATTCAAAATTACCTGTTTTAAGCTTGTCAACCATTGCAGATTTGATCACTGCATTATCAATTAAGGTATCGCCAGTAATGTGAGTGGCTCTACCAGTGATCCTATTTAAACCACTTGCTCCTAAATTGATACCAGAAATTAAATCTCCTGCGCTATTTAAGTTTTGGATAGCATACGATCCAGCAAGCTGTGTGACTTGAGTCCTTGTCGCTTCTGCAGATTGTTGGGCCTGTCTGGCCTGCTCTGCAACTTGGATAGCCTTGGTTTGAGCACTTTCTGCTAGTTCTTTAGCTTCTTTTGTCTGTTTGTAAGCATCGTCAAACTGGCTAGGTTTGTAAGGCCCTGTATTTGACCCACGGACAAGGATTGGTTCTTTAAACTCAATCCAGCCATTCTTCGCAAGGTAAATATAAAATGGATAGTTTGCGTCTTCACCGAAAGCAAAATCCTCTTGGACTGTGAAAGTCTTTTGAAATTCTTGCCACTCATTGAGAGGTGGTCTATTCTTACCGATATCAGAAGATAACAAGATCTTATTTAGACCGTGATTTTTTACGTTAAAAGCAAAAGAACTATCTGGATATTCCTTGATGCGGTATTTGAAACCAAGGGTGTATGTTTCACCGTGATAAATTTTTTTAACATAAATAGGCAATGTAAAACCAGACCAATTATAACCAGTCAGCCCCTGGGCTTTAATTGTAAAAGTACCATCACTAACAGATACGCTTGCCTTTGGATTGTTGTTACCAACAAGCGTATTTTTGTCCATCGTCATGGAATTAACAATCAAGTTGTTATCGTCAGTGACATATTTCCCGACTTCCGTCTGAAATATCTGGCTAGACATGATCAAACGTGACATCTTGTCTGGTGCATCAGATTCCGAAGTGCCTAAAATACGTTCATACAATGCTGAGTTCTCTCGAACTCGCTGGAAGTCAGATTGGTTGACTTTCCCGTTTAACAAACTAGTGATTTCAGTAAATCTTCCATCAATGCCTTGTTTGTAAGTAGATAACTTAGCATCTTGTTCACTTGTGAGCGCTTCAAATCTTCTTTCAACTGTTCGTGCATTCTCATTATAAGTTGCTTTGTTAATGTAATTTGTTGATAGTTCCTCACGGATTGAAGTGATATTGGTTGATGTCTCATCTCTGACATAACGCTTCAATTCTTCAGTACGGTTGTCATCGTTATCAACGTATGTCTTAATTTCCGCAATCTTAGTTGAGATTCCATCAGTCGTATTTACGATTTCATTTAATTTAGTCCCATACTGCTCTTTAAATGCATTGATTTCTTCCGATAATGTAGTTTGGGATTTTTGTGCAGATTTCTTAAAATCAGCCAATTCTGATTTGATTTTATCGTTATTATCAATGGCATATAATGCTTGGGTTGATGCTTGTTGTGCTTTCTCAAATGCATTGTCAGCCGTTAAACGTACATCCCACATTTGATTAAATGCAGCTTCTGCTTGTTTTTTTGCCTCTGAAATCTTACTGGATTGATTGTCTAATTCTGTGCTTATACGCCAATTAAAATCATCGAATCTTCCAGTGATTTGTGCTGAGATTTCTTGCTTAACTACTTCAGCTTGTGCTTTGGCTTGCTCAATACCGTCTATGATTTTATTTTCCAGTTTTTTTGATTGCTTGTCATATTCAGCATTAGCATTATCTACAAGCTTCTGCACTTTTGCCTCGTATTCAGCATCATGACTGGCAATTTTATCTTTGACTACATCTTCAACGATTTTGCCAATTGTACCACCTAGCGAACGTGAGATTTTACCAAATCCAATCTTCTTCAATTTTTTAGACATTGGACTGTAGTTATAGCTGGTAATCTTTTTGCGAATATCAATATTATAGAGTTCATAAAAAATTGATACTGTATCAAATAGTTTTACTGGTTGATCGGCATGATCCAACACATCAATCTCTAAGCTCTCATCTGGCAAATCACAAAGACTTGATTGAAAGTATTTCTTACCATACTCTTTTAAATCCTCAATGGTTTTAACATCCTGGTCTTGTACTTCCATATCATCCTCATAGATATGCTTATACTTATCTACAAGTGGACTATCTACAGTAGCCTCAAGAACTTGGTCCTTCTCTCCCTCTCCAGATGCAGTAATTACCTTACGAAAATGAATTCGAGTCTTAAGTGATTTAGTAGTAGTGGATTCTTTGTACTCAGAAAGATTTTTCTTATACATAAAAAGAGATTGATTCTCAATCCCTCCATTTTTTAACAATCTCACTGAGTATTTATCTCTGACTAAATCACCACCCCACTGACCAATAATTGAGTGCTGACCTTTTAGAAGTGCATCAATTACTGATACATTCTCTATGTTTAAAGTATGTAATTCAGAGATATCAGAAAAGAAAGTAAAAGGGCATTCTCTCTTTAGCCCTTCTACTAGCTTGTTCATCACAGTAAAACCATTCGCCCGATCTACATTGATCTTGCGGATACTATATCCGTTTAGCAACGTTGCTACTTGATTGGCATATACTGTGATATATCCGTGTCCCTTTTGGATGTCAATGATTACAAATTCTTGTTCTCCTGACAAATCATCTGCTAACAAATGAACTTCATTTCGTAGCAGGCTCCATTTTTCATCACTGACAGGATACTTGAAGGTAAGCTGATAAGTATTATTTTCTTGCTGGCTGATATCATCATCCGTACACAAATTAAGAGGAATATTACCCTCTTTTAAATAAATCAAATGATATACCTCCAATTTCCTTGAATTTTGATTTTGGAAACATTACCAGATGTAGTTACACCTATAACTCCTTTAGGCAGTTCAAAAAAAGGGCCTCTTGTTCTCAAGGTGTTCTTGAGTTGCCCATTCAATGTATAAACATTTTGTTTCCGCTGCCTACAATCAATTTTAGCCCCACCTGATAGGTTTAATCCCATTGTCTGGTTGCCAATCGTTAGAGTTACTTCTCCTTGCCCTTCAACTGTAATAACCGGTTCCGAGTAAATTGTACCTGGATTAGTGATTGTCCCACGTCCTGATAGTACAACCTCTTGGACATTTTTTAAATATCTAAAAGGATGTTGATACACCTTGACACTTACAATCCAGTTATTTTGGCCATGAAGCGAGATTTCTGATTCAAGTAAATCAGCATAGTAAATGCTACCAGGTTGATAACTAAATTCCAATACATTGTCCTGCTTCTGGAATGCGTTAATAATAGCTTGAGCATCTTCATATCGCTTAACAAACAACTTCAAAGTACGCTCATATCCATCATAAGCACCATCTTCAATGTTATACTGGCCATTCATTCCAAATAGTTTTTTCTGCTCATCATATCGAGGGATAGCACCTTTAATATCTCCAAAATCAGTCACCACACTATCTGATATAGTGTTTGTGTTAAAAGTATTGATAATCAGATAATTTACTGCCATTAGATCCCCTCTCTAGCCATGATTCGTCCTTGACGTTGATAGGCATTGATGGCTAATTTTTCTCCATCTAAGTAAGTATTAGAGTCTTTGTTTGATATCTTCTCAAGCCAAGTATCTAAACTTGATCTCAGAATCATCATCTCAGACACCATTCTAGACTCAGTTGTGTCATATTTAGCGTTAGGCATCTGCAATGTGGATGTGATATCTTTACTGAAAGCTGCTCCTGATCCAAAATCAAAATCATCCCCTGTAAATGCATTTGAAATCCATCCAGCTACTCCACCAACAGTTCTTTGCACATCTTTAAAACTATTTTGTAAAGAAGCATCAAATCCTCCCATGATAGCTTTACCAGCAGGTATTAATAACTTGCGGTCATAAGAAATAGGACCTTTGTGTTTACGGATCCAGTCTGCAATACCACCGATAAAATTCTTAACACCATTATACGCACTTTTCAATCCCCCTAAGAAGCCATCAAGAATAGCTTTACCAGCATCCCAAAGATTGATATTTGCTAGGCCAGAGAAAAATCCTTTAATACCTGAGCAAAGGTCTTCAACTCCGTTTTTCATGGTATCCCACGCTTTTTGTGCACCAGTGACAATTCCATCGAAAATACTTCCAAGACCAGATTTGATGCCTTCCCACATGCCGATTGCTGTAGATTTGATGCCTTCCCATAATCCTGACATGAAAGATTTGAAACCTTCCCAAAGGGCTTTTGCGCTAGCTATGAAAGCATCTATAATGCCAAGAATAGCTTCACATATTGCATTCCACATGGCTTCCGCTGTTGCCTTTATAGAATCCCAGATTCCAGACAAGAATGTCTTAAGCCCTTCGAAAGCACCAGTGAAGTATCCTATGATTGTAGAAATAATCCCACTAAAATAAGTACAGATACCATCCCAAATCATTGATACGGCAGATTTGATACTTTCCCAAATCAATCCTAGATCTTCACCCATTTTTGTAAAGTCTAAAGTTACCAAATCAATGATAAATAGTACCGCCCCCATTACAATACTCTTTATGAATTCCCAGGCCCCACTGAAAATCATTTTAATGCCTTCGAAAATCTGACCTAGACCATCTTTCATTCCATTCCAAATAGACATAAAAACATCAATAAAAGGCTGGACAATGGCCATTACCGTTTCTGTAATTGTAGTCCATGCAGTTGTAGCGGTACTAGAAATACCTTCCCACAAAGCAACAAAGAATTCTACTATTCCATTCCAAGCATTTTTTATTCCTTCGATAACACTATTCCAGACTTCTACAGCCCCATTCCAAAGGTTTATTGCTCCGTCTGATATTGTTGTCCATAAACCAGAAAAGAACTCTTTGACTCCTTGCCACGCTGATTTTGCCCACGATACAAATTCGCTCCAAATCTTGCGACCTGTCTCAGTTTGTGTAAAGAACCAAGTTAAGCCGGCTGTTAATGCGGCAATGGAGGTAACAATTAATCCAATTGGATTGGCAGACAAAACTGTGTTAAAAATTCCAAATGCCCCACTCGCTCCCATTGTTGCTGCTGCGTTAGCAGCCTCAGCAGCAGTTAAGGCATTAGTTCTGACGAATTGAGCTAACATCAGACCATTTGTAATTGCAAGCACAGCTTTTCTAGCCGTCTCGATTCCTTTTATAACACTCATAACTACTTTATATCCAGTCCAAGCAGTTGTTACCCCGACAACCGAAGCCTTCAAAGCATCTAATGCGGCAGGATTGCCTTTTAGCCAGCCTGTAAATTCTTTTAGTTTTCCAGATGCACTCCTTAGAAATTTAGTAAGGCCCTCAAATGCTGAAGCTACTCCTCCAACACTATCTTTACTTTTAGCAAGTCCAAAAAGGTCACTGATGAACTCTCCGACAATCCCGGCAACGTTACTAATAACAGCACCAATATTTTCAAACATGGTACGGATATTATCACCAATGTTCACAATACTACTAGCTGTTTTCTCGTTTATTCCTAGCTTCTTTAAAAAATCTATATTATCTTTCTTACTCAATGATCCGAAAATCATATCATAGATAGTGCTGACCACTCCTCCTACTTTATCAAAAACATCATAAAGATCATTCATAATGCTTTCTCCAATGTAGTCTCCGAAAAGCATGTGCATAAGCTCACCGAGTGCACCAGCTAAAACCTGTGGGATCCCTTTTAACACATTCCATACCATTGGAATAAGATTACCTACAAGGAATGTTTTAACCGTTTCAAAAAGTTGATGCAATGAAGGCATAATATCTTCACCAAGAGCTAATTTCCCTAAGACATTTTGAGCTGCTGCTTTCATGGATGCGAATGATCCACTAAAAGTAGTCGCAGCCTCTTTAGCAGTTGTCCCGGTAATGTCTAGATTCTCTTGGATAGCGTGGATAGCTTGGTACACGTCAGATAGGTTATTGATGTCATACTTAACACCAGTCAATTTTTGTGCGTCAGCTAGTAAGCGTTGCATTTCTGTTTTTGTACCACCGTATCCTAGCTTAAGATTGTCTAGCATTGTATAGTTTTGCTTTGCGAATCCTTGGTAAGCATCTTGAATACGGTCCATAGATGTCCCCATCTTATTGCTATTGTCTGCCATATCGACCATAGCCATGTTAGCAACATCCGCCGCCTTCCGAGTGTCACCGCCTAAAGATTGAAGGAGACTGGCGCTAAAGCCTGTTACATTCTCCATGTAGGCATTGGCTGAAAGTCCTGTAGTTTTGTAAGCCTCGTTAGCATACTTTTTAACTGTGTCAGCAGAACCTTTAAATAATGTTTCAATCCCTCCTAATGACTGTTGAAGATTGGCCCCTTCTGTCAATGATGCAGAAAAGAATTTACCTATTCCGGCGGCTGCTATTGCTTTTTTTGCGACACTTAGCATCTTAGAACTCAAAGATTCTCCTGCTTCCTGCCCTGCTTGAGGTATTTCAGAGCCAAGCTCTTTCTTAATCATATCCTTGATTCCACGAGCTGATGGCATAATTTGGATGTATGCTTGACCTAATTCTGTCGCCATTAACTACCACCTCCAATCTTTTCTAACAATTTACTTCTGTATTCTTCAAATTCCTCTCCAGATGAAAATACCATCTGTTCCTTTTCCTTCTCAACCTTGAGAAGACTATCAACCATTGAAGCCGGACGGTTTTTACCCTGCTGTCCATCTTTGGTTTTCATCCATACAAGCATAGATAGTCGATCCAACATACTTGCCTGGATTAATAGATCAGTTGGTACATTCTGCCCTGACATTGCAACTTTTATCCTTGAATCATCACGCAGACCAAATGAAAAAACAGCTACCTGATATGCAGGTAGCTGTCTGTAATCATAAATGCGATACGTCTCAGCTAAATCACAAATCAAAGCATCTTCATCAGTTTTGATCATTCTGGAAAGGGTTACTATTTTTTTACATTCTGTGACTCGAAGATGTCCCGTACTTCATCCATCAACTTCTGAGTTGGTACCATTCCATCTTCACCACGGACGTGATTTTTCAACGCTGCCACTTGATCACCAAGCAACAATTTAAGCAATCGAGGTAGCACAAGAGGGTTTTCATCAATTTCAGCAATAGTTTCTACCACCTCATAGTTCTCCATCCGTTCCATACTGATATCGAATGGAAAACCTGTTTTAGTAGTCCCTTTAAATGATTTAGTTTCTGACATGTATTAAGCTCCTTTGATGTATTCGTAGTGAGTATTGCTTTCTCCATCTGGAAATGCTGTAAGAGTTGTTTGGTATCCGACTGTCTCAGCGTCTTTGTAAGAGATAGTTCCGATACCCGTTACTTTTCCTTCAGGAATAACAATACGTTTCATAGTACCATCTTTCAATACCATATCTACCACAACGCAATGGCTAGTTAATTCTGTTGAATTAGCCTTGATAGTGATACCTGTTTTAAGATCCCCAGTTACATTATCCGCACCGTACACTTCCTTAAGAACATTGACGTTCAATGCCTCGATTAATGTATAAGTGAATGTATCGGGTTTTTCTGTTTGTGAGGAGTGTACGATATCACCACCCCATGCCTTAACGTTTTCAGATTCAGGGCTATTTTCGTTTTCTAAGCCATCCTCTGAGATATATCCTAGAGATAGAAATTTAGCATTTAAGGCGGTTGTAGCATCTGTTGGTAGAGGAGTTCCCTTAGGTGCTGAATAGATTGCACCCCCAATTTTAGGTTTTGCTGTCGTCACTAATGATGACGATGTTGTTTGAGTAGTTTGAGTTTCTGATCCCATTCCATTCTCCATTTCTTAAAAATAATTTATATCAAATACCGCTTGATAACGATATTTTTTAGTTTCTGTGTCTGTGAAATTGTAATCACTGTTTAGATGGATTCCACTGATCTCATTCAGTTCAACCATGTTTTCGATAACTTGTTTTAGTTTCTCATTCAATTCAGCAGCTTTCTGCATGCTTGTTGAATAACTCTGAAAAGCAAAGGTTGCAGTCTTTGCGTGGTTCTTCTTGGCTCCCCTAGTCTTTTCAAGGATTACAAACTCTTGTGGCATGTTTGTTTCATGCTCAAAAAAAGACGGTACCGATAAATGACCGTCAAGATATTTCTTGATAACAATTTCAATCATTTAATTCACCGCCTTCAAAAGAGTATTGTTTTTCATATTGTCCTTCTTAGCTTTATAGGTCTTTGCACTAACCATTGCATTAGCACGATTTTTACCTACATGAATATCTTTTACATATCCATCACCGCATCTAGCTTGAATATCAGATGCATATTGAGAAAGGATACTCTGCATAGGGGCAGATTTCATTAATTCAGCCACTCCTGCACGATTGAGTTTAAACTTAATATCACTCATAGCGTTCTACCATCACCTTCTTGTTCCAAGCTAAAGGAAGCATCTCCTCAATCCCTTCAAGAGGAAATCCAAAAGTTTTCCATCTCTTACCGAAAAATAAAACTTCTTTATCTTTCCAATCATGAAGATCACCTTTTGGTATTGCTAGAGTATACTCTGCTTTCCGTCCAGTTAGATTTATCTGGCTTGTGATATCATCCGTTGAAGATGGAGATATAAGGACATTATCCACCAAAGTTTCAACTTCCTCAAAAATGGGATGACCAAAGTCATCCCTTCCTTTCTCAACGGTTTCTATAAGAGTGATCGTAATACCTTTAATTCGTCCCATAAAGATCAATCACCCCATATCTTTGCTTTTTGAAGCCTAACCTTTTCAGTTCAGACTCTTTGATAAACAAACCACCACCAGGCACCAAATAAGAGCCACTAAAAGAATATCCCATAGCAGACTCAGCCATTTGTGTCATTGGCTCCTGATCGGTTGATGTCATTAATGTACGAGCAACCACATCCACCGTAACAGATTTCACAACACTTTGATAAGACGGGCTGTCAAGCACCATCTTATCTAAATCTTTGCTGACTTTCTTAGCTTCTTCACGAAGAGAATCTGACACTATTTTCAACAGCGCCTCTGCTCTCTTCCGTTCATCGAATTTTAAAGAACGCCACAAAGTTTCAAGGTCTTCTACTGTTGCAAATGTTGTCATTTTATTTACCCTTCATGTTGTTCTAAAAGAGCAAGCAAGTCAACCTTCTTAGCTCCTTTATCGTATTTAACACCCAACTCATCTAGGCGGGTTTTAATTTGGGAGACAGTCAGGTCTCCCTGACTATCTGTCGCTTCTTCTTGGGAATCCACATTTTTTTCAACTTGATCAGCTGGAACCCAATCGCCTCCACTAATTGCATTTTCAGTAACAATAGTGGCCCCTGTTTTTACATTAATGTATTCCATATACTACCCCGCTTTCACAACACGAGCAAAACTATTGTTGTCCAAGATTCCCCATCCTAGGTAAATTTCAGCACGAAGATATACTTGGTTATAACCTTTCAAGTCTTTGCCAGAATTGTCTGGATCACCATATCGAATAACTTCAAGTGGGATTTGCTTAGCATATCCCCATTTCACCATGTTTGCGAAATCGCCAACAATAGCAACATCTTTGTTTGTCCCAACATTAAGTCCAACTGTTGTATTTACATCTACAGGTAAACCATTAATAGCACCTGGATTTGCTCCCCATGCCAATTCTGGATAAAGGCGCTCATTAGCTGCATTCTTCATGCTAGCAAGTGCACTTGCAAATGTAGTATCCATTGCCATACCGCTAACGATATTATCAGCTCCTTGAATCATTTTCACTGCATCTTCAACATTTGCATCTGGATTGCTATCCGTGAAATTAACAGTTTGGGTAACAGCTTTATCAAAGCAGTTATTACCAATTACTGTAGACTCTTGTTTAGTACGTGGATTGACCCCATGAAAAGCCATAATATCAATACCACGAGCTACTTTATTAGCGAATCCTTCATTAAATGATTTCAACATGTCGATTTTGGCTTCTTCTGATGCATAAATGAATTCATCAGATACACGAGCGCCATACTCAATTTTAATAGGCACAATAGTTACAGGTTCCAGACTTGCGCCACCATGTGTTTTCTTCCCGTTTTCTGCAACGATATCTACATCAGAATCTAATGAGAATGTAAATTCCTTTAATCCATTAAACGGAATAGCTTGCTGATTAGACAATTTAGCCAATGAACTGTGACCTTTAACTTTGTTGATGAGGTCCGTCACAAGCATTGGGTCAAATAATGTACCTTTTGATAGTTGATCTGTCATATAATATTACTCCTTTATTCTTCAAAAACTAAACCTTGTACTAGGTTTTTATAAGATGTGTCTTCATTTTTTTCTAGAGCAGGCTCTAGGTTCCGCATTGGTGCGACATGTCCAATGGGTTTAATGAATGATGCCAAACGCTCCGCATCTGCTGTTAAACTTTCTTCATCGGCACCTTGCAAGCGATCAGCCAAGTCATAAGGTAATCCATTTTGCAAAGCAATCCGAGTTCGCAGATTAGCTGTCTCATAACCAGCAATTTGCTTCTGCATTTCTTCAAGCTGCTTGTCTGAATCATCCTTACTTTGCTTATTAGCTTCAATAGTTGACTTCAAGCTAATATTTTCTTCTTCCAATTCGGTAACACGAGATTTGAGCTGGTCATAGTCTCCGTATTTCTCTTTCTCACGAGATAAGCGGGCCTTAATAGCAACATCAAATTCTTCTTGTGTAGTAATTGGTTTAAATTCTGACATTCTCATGTCTCCTTTCTCCTGCTTTCCCGGCAGTTCGGTAATTTTATCATCAAAAAAAGCAGTTCTTAGACTGCTACTTTTTAATAACTGATTTTTTGCTTTTTCTTAGGTTTAGTGGTTACACAAGCCCAATGCGCAAGCAAAGCGCTGTCCATCAAAGAAATATCCATATCGTCAAAATGAGAGCGATAACCAAAACCACCATTTGAACCAATATTTCGCTTATCGCAGTTAGTAGCCACTTTTGATAGAGATGGTTGTCCAGCATGGCAGATATTTTTTTGATAAATACCTTGCTCCCAAAGAGCATTTGCCACTATGATCTCTTTAACGGTTGGTAAGATGACATTCTTAATTTTGTAGTCCTTCAATTCTTCATCTAGAATCTTTTGACCACTTGCACCGTCAATAACGATTTGGGCCACATCTGCACTACGCAGAAAAGCTACTAGCCAGTCATTCCCATTGCGCACTGATTGACAATCTATAACTTCGACAAAAAAACGTCCATCTTTCGTCCGCACTGCAACGCTCATAGCAACGTTTGTACCATCTTGTCCATACTTAATCCCAACAAATAATTGTCCGACAAGATCAGGAATATCAGATACTTTTAATTCGTTCCATTCTGTTTCAGATATAGCAGACTTCTGATTGTAAGTAGGCCAGAAACCTAGACGTTGAACATTATGATCTAGTTTATCTTCACCTAGCTCAGCTTCTACTTTTCGTTCATTCAAGTGATAACCCATTGAAGGATTTGAATGATACCAGGCATCTACATCGTCAATCTCTTTTTCTTCAGACACAGACCATTCAGCCCAACCAGAGTATTTCCCTTTACCGAATAAGCACGTTTCTCGATACTTAGTAAAGACTGTACCACTGGAAACTGGAGTAGGAGGAGTCCCACACATGATAGTCATTGGATTAGCACTATCGGTTACAGTGTATTTCAAAGCAGATTCCTGCTCTGTTGTGTACTCCTGTGCCTCATCAATGATCAGCATATCGAATCCTTCACCAAGACCCCCATTTGATGTCCTGGTACGGAATTGGACCACACCACCAGTTTTATATAATTCTATCCGTTCCTGTCCTTTGGCACGGATAGAGTTGAAATCTTCACCATCCACATATCCCATCTTTTCCAGGTAACGTTTAACCTTTTCAAATGAGGCATGGGAAGTGGAAATACGATGAGCTGTGTGAAGGATGTTTAGTCCTTTATGCAGCCCCCAAATCTCCAAAATGTAAAGAAGCTCTGACTTCCCGTTTCGTCGAGGAATAGAGTATCCAAATTTCTGATGCACCCATAAGCCATTTTTATCAACAGCCATCATAGGTAGTAGAAGGTTTTTTTGCCAAGAATAGCAAGAAAGACCAGTTTTTTCGTAAAGATCAATCGCTTCATTTGCTAATGAATTTTTCTTGACGTATTTTAAAATCACCGATTGAGTAGGATTCTGATTGCCAAGTTTCTTCCTAGCCATACTATAACCTTTCAATCGTAATCGCATGATAACCCTATCGCTGGGAGATATCGGATCACCTCCTAATTAAAACCACAATAAAAGCACCCTTTCGAGTGCTTCAGTATTCTTATTTTCGGTCTGAAAAGAATTCAGCCCAATATGGATTTTCTTTATCGAAGATTTCAACCTCTTCTGAGGTCATGTTTTGAGGGTAATCTTCAAAAAGGTTATAGAACTTTTCCTTATCAAACGTAAATAACATCAGCCCTCTAGCAAACCATGACGTATCAACCCACCAAATTTTGTCATCATGATTTTCTTTATAGCAATATTCAGACCAGTTTATTTTTTCATAATCATCTTTCATGGCCTTCAATTCCTTTCATTTGTTTAGAACCATCTGTGTTAATGAAACTCAATATATTATGGAACTCAGGATTATCTTTCAATGAATCCGAATCGATAATACAACTATCCACATCATATTTACCGTGTCTGGTGCTATGCGTTTTTTTACACTTGAATCTTTCTTTCAAAACAACGTTATCTAATGGTTTAAATCCATTTGATATTCGGGATTGTAATTCCAAATATTCGAAACGGCCTTCATTTTTTCTTATGATTGCCGCATGTCTACCTACTGCTAAATAATACTCATTCCCAGACTCTACCTTTTCCAACAATTCTCTGACAGCAGTAAAGTCATTTGTATGTTTAACAACATGCATTTTAACACCAGGAAGATTTCCTATCATTTGGATTCTACTGTTTCTAGAGAAAAAGTCACAGCTTTCCCCTCCTCGAAAATCTAAAACGGTATAACCACCTTTATTACCTATGTAAGCAAATGCTGCTGATGAGCATGATCCTTTTGTTCTATCTCCACCACCAACAGCATCAATGATTTGATTCTCTGTTAGTTTTTTACGACTTTTTTTAATAGGGTTCGAAGAAATTCCTTCTTGAAGCGCAAGTCTTCTCACTTCGCTCATTTGAGATTTCCCATTGATATCTTTTCTTGCTTCTATCTTATCACTTTCATCTGTTTTTCTCCAAATTTTGCTCCAAATGTCTTTAACTTTCCCGCTTTTTGGATCATAGTCAACAATACAACGACAATGTTGATGTCTTCTATATACATTTTTTGGAACTTTTGGATATTTATAGCTACCTTGAACCTCTTGACACCAATCACAGCAATGGAGATAAGATTTTCTAATAATTTCGGGTTGTAATCCAGATTTATGATGAAACTCAGCATTTTTTTGAATACTATCATCAATAATTGATTGCGTAAAATTGACAATAGGCTCACCGAGCAGCCAACTCACATCTTCAAAATTATCTTCAGACGAAAAGCGATTTACGATACCAGCTATTCTATCTTGATTTAGTAAAGGAACTTGAACTTTAAGCCCTATTTTTGCCTCTCTGTTCAAACTTTCCTGAACATCTCTAGTATAAGCGCTTATTATCTCATAATTACGACCCAGCACGTCCATCAACAAACGTTGAGCAATATTGTAATACATTTTACCATCTGGTAATTTATCGGCACTCAGAGAAGCTCCTAGAGCTTTAGAAAGAATCTCTCCAACTTCTATCGCAAACTCATTTGCTGTTTTATAAGTTGCTTTTTTGGCTTGTAATTCTGCAAAAGCTCGACTAACAACCTCGCTCTTCCCGTATTCACTTTCAAAGCGTTGCTGAACTTCTTTTAGGATACTAGGTAAGACATCATGTTCCATCTGGATCTCCTTCTTTCACCACAGGAGAAGCAGACATATCACCCTCAATACCTGTAAGGTCTCTAATTGTTTCTGCATTGATATAGCCAGGCAAGGCCTGATTCAATTTAAGAGCACCATCACCGATCATTGTCATCATATTAGCATCCGCTTCAAATAAAGGTTCCCATTTAACGGTTGTTTTTACGAATTGGCTTCTTTCATAATGAAACTCATCACGCAAACAAGCGGCTACATAAGCTACATTCAGGAAGCCGGCTCCTAATGAACGTTGTGCCTTCCGTCCTGCCAAACGCAAGTTCTCGTGACTAGCTTTAATTGCTTCTACAGATGAAGGGTTATCTGAAACGAATCCTAAATCATCCAAGGTCAAACCCATCTCTCCAGCAAATCCAGCTGCTGCTGTCCTCAATTGCTCGGTAAATGGTGTCATACTAGCAGTCGTGAACTGTCCGATGCTAGGTTTTTCTCCAGTATCACTTGCTGAGATAGTTAGTAGACTAGAAACTGTTGCTTTCCACTTTTCTAATGGTTCTGCATCAGGATCCAGGCCAATGATGTATTTCTGTGGCCACGAGTAAAATTCAGCAGTAATATCAGCACGTTCTAGAGTTCGTTTAGCGTATTTTTGATAATACATCCCAGCCCTAGTAATACGTGAACGACCAAAAGGACGAACTGCATCCGGCCTATGAATAACAGGGACCAATAAAGGAATATTAGCAGGGTTATTGACTGAATAAGGCTCTTCTCCTTTCGGAAGGAAGTGAGTAGCATTTGACTCAAAATATGCTTCCAAAGTTGGTTGCCCATAATCATCACGAGCTAATACTGCATACCCTTCATTTAACAGTCCAGTGATCGGATCAATAACTCCTGTTGCATTGCTTGATTCAATCACCTGCAATCTAACTTCTTCATTATCCCCTTTAGAAAGGTAGATAAAACTACACGATCCAATCAAAGCAGATAAGATTGCACTATCAAAAAAGATATCCGGGTTATTTTGTTCAAAAATCTCAGTAACTTCAAAATCATCATTTTCAAACTTTCTAAATACTAGACGATCTGCAAGGCTATCAACCCCCTTAGCAGTCCACCCCAACGTTGATTTATATTGAGCACGGACATTTGGGGGGATAGTGATTCCTATAGGAGTGTCATTGTTTTGCATAGCATAATGTTTATACCGCAAATTAACCCTAGGCCTGCAAGATTCTAATTTTCTTCTGAGATATTCAATTCCTCTTAGTTCCAATTTCTTATCCTTTCGTTTTGGCACGAGAAAATATGTACAGTGACGGCGTGAAGCTCGGCCAGAACCGAGGGGAGGGGGTAACCCCCCTATCAGTTCTGGGTCAACTGTGGTATTTCAGCCAATTGGTTGATTGTGGCAAATTGCGATTTCCAACAATTGCATTTTTTTCAAAATTTTGTTCAGCATATAACTTATCAGACTTTTGTCTATTGCATTGCCAATGCGCAAGCTGTAAGTTCTTGATGTCTGATGGATGTCCATTCCTATTCACTGGAATGATGTGGTCTATCACTGGGGATAGTGGGTGAGGGTACCTGAGTGATTTATCTACAGGTTGACCACAGATCCCACAGGTATTCTGAGTCTTGAGTAGTATCTTCTTATTCTTTTCAAATGCTACTCGATGTGGTCCGTTACGGTCTGCCCGTAGTTCTTTCATTGTATACCTCGATTGTCTTCTCTGTTTTATATCATCCTACACACCTTACCCTCGTTCCCTTATTCGGTATCAATACCCTGGTATTGAATAGTGGGGGGTATTATTTTGTTAGATAGGGGGGAGTAAATTAATGTGGGAGGGTGTAATAATTAGGCCTGGTATTTTTAAGTTGATGTGTGTTATTTTATTAGAGGGGGAGGGTCTTTGAATTTAACATATCTTATATTCTGTTAATTTGAAGCATGAGCCTTTCTACCTTACTCTCTCATAGATAAGTGAGCCATATTAATAAATGAATTTACTTTATCTCATTTTGTTAAATACATAGCCTTAATAAGCAAAATTCAGCATGCTATTATCTAGCTCATCCTGCTTGAATCCTATATAACCCAGTGTGATATCTGGTGAAGAATGATTAAATAACTCCATCAATATTCCAACATTTTGATTCTTTCTGTAATGATGGTAGCCAAACGTTTTCCTCATGGAATGTGTTCCGATGTTTGCTAATCCAATATGCTCTCCAGCATCTCTCAAGATCTGATATGCTGCCACCCTACCAATGTGTGTTATTCTAAGACCTTCCTTGTTAACCTTCTTTCTCGAAGGGAACAAGTAATCATAATCCTTTAATTCATTTTCTTTTATATAATGATCCAATGCTTTTCTTAAAGCTGGGTTAATAGCGAATCTCTTTGTTTTACCAGTCTTTCGTTCCGTCACTTCAATGTGAGTTCCTTTAACACTTCTTACTTTCAAGGGCAGGATATCACTAACTCGCATTCCTGAATACAGCCCTGTAACCATCATTACATAGTCTCGTTCATTCTTACTCTTTAAGTAATCCTTCATGCGTTCAATATCATCTGTATCCCGAATCGGTTCTACTTTACGCATTTACCTACTCCTTTCAAATAAAAATAGTCAGTCCAATAGAACTGACTTAAAATATTAGCTGTATGGGATTCGAACCCATGCCACCCCGAATTTCTCTGGTGAACAGCTAACCAAAAATACTATTAGGAGATCTACAAAAAACTACCAGGCCACCGCCTTCATTTTCTGATAATACTATTTTAAGTCATATTTTGTGTTATGTTTACCGTATTTTTACCGCAAAAATACCGTTTTTTTATTACATACTAGCACAGCATCTCGATACTGCTCTGCAAACGCTAATAAAGCATTGTTGTACAGTTCCTGAAATTTAGTCCTCTCTATACCTAGATAGTTGTAAATTTCGTAGTTTAGATCTTTTTGATTTTTAAGAAACTTGGAAAATAGTATATACCGATAAGTAGGATTGAATAGCCTGCTTACCGCTTGTTCAATTTCTTCTAACTCAATCATTGCATCAACACGTCGAACTGCTAAATTTTCGACAGCTTTATTAGGTCCTGCTCCTCCCCTGGGTTGAAATGTGAATTCCTGCGTTACTTTTTGAATTGCGTCATCACATGCTATTTCTCTCCAGCGTGGATATTCTGAGAGCTTTTTCTTAGCTCTCCTTATTGTTTCTTTTTCATCGATATCATCAAAAAGCTGCATTCTTCACCTCCGTTTCCTGAATCGCTACATCACTTATTCTATCTTGCTTTCCACTTCCGATTTTGTTTCTTAATCTTAAAATCTTTAACGATCTTTTTCCACTCGCTATCAAATGAGCAGTGTATAAAGTGATTTATTCTTTCTTTTAGACTTTCGTTTTCTATCTCTAGAGCTTCAATCTCTTTGTAGCATCGTCGAACTTCTTCACGATAGAAATCATCAAATATAATCATATATACCTCCTAAAATGGAAAATCATCGTCGCTGATATCCGTTGGATTTGAAGCATAGGAAAGTGGCATTTGTTCCATCATCGAATTTTGATTGCTGGAATTATCACGTTTTTCTAGAATTTGAAAATTCTCTGCTACAACCTCTGTAACATATATACGTCTACCATCTGTTCCTTCATAGTTTCTTGTTTGGATACGCCCAACAATTGCTACAAGGTACCCTTTCTTGGTCCAGCTTGCAAAACGTTCTGCTTGTTCACGCCACATCACGCAATTTACAAAATCTGCATCGTATTCTCCATTGGCATTTTTAAAATTCCGGTTGCAAGCTATTGTAAATTGTGCAGCAGCGATATCTGAAGGAGTACGTTTCAACTCCACATCCTTTGTTAATCTTCCGATCAAAGTCACATTATTAATCATGATTCTTATCCTCCTACTCCGTTCTGTTCAGCGATTTCTTTCAACTTCTGTGCTCGTTCATGCTCACGCATTTGATACTCTCGATTTAATTTATTAAGAATAGTATCCTGCATTGTATTTTTTTCAGCCATGCGCTGGATACTTAATTCGTGCTCTTCTACTTCCCATTGCAAATCCCTATTTTCTTGCTCAAGTTTTCTTATTCGTGTGTTTAGATTTATGCTTGATAGAAAGAGTATTAAAAATAGAGCTGCAATATTAACAATCAGTAATTGATTTTTGTTCATACTCTTCAATCTCCTTATCTAAATCTCTAACTTTACGTTTCATCCATTTTTTGTTCGCTGTGGCATTTTGTTTTCCTATTTGATTACATAAAGATATGAACAATTTCTCATCTTCTAGTCTTTTTTGATAGGCATTTCTTGTTTTAACTAATGTCTCTAATTTCATCTTTTTTATCATCCTCTATATTTGATAGAACAGCCACCAAAATGGCCCAAATAATAGCTAATATGTGGGCAAGGCCGATTACAAACCATAAAAATTGTTCCATCCCATTACTCTACTTCCTTTATTTCTGTATATAAGACTTCCATATTAAAATCACTATCAATGAACTTGTGTGTTAATGATTTATTAATCCCGTTTCCTAGGCAATGGTAAACTACATCTACATTAACATCTGCACCTAAATATTTTTCTAAACGCATGCGATTATCTACGTAAAAGGCGATATTCCTTTTTTGCTGCTGATATGGTCTGGCTTTAGCTATATCCCTAGTACACCACATCAACACCTTTGAGATGATATCTTTCTTGGTAAAACAGTCTTTTAAAGAAAAGTAGGTGTTAGTTTTTGGGATAAGAATTAGTTCCAGTTGTCTATTTATAAATGAATCAGGAAAGAAGCTCATAAGTTTTTCCAGTTCTTCATATACCTCATTGTTCATCCTTCCACCTCCTCAACTTCAAACAACGGACTATTAAACACTTCCTCAAGTCCTGCATCTTCTAACTCTTTGCGAGTAAATTTCGATTTTAATCTACTTTGTAAAAAACCTAAGAAATCCTCGTCTGTATTTCTTACAAGATACTGATTTACAGATTTGATCTTAACTGTATACTTCGGTTCTTTCTCGACTGTGTAGCCGAATTGGTGCATATTTACAATAGTGCTGATTGAATTTTTAGTTCTATATACCCACTTAGCAAACTCTGACTTTTCAACTGTCCCAAATTTGTAAATCTCTGCCCAAAGTTTTGAGTCAAAATCTTCTTTATGTTCCTCATACCAATCCGCCACGAGTTGTGGTACTGTGACTTTTTTCGTATCAATTTCATTCAATTGTTCCAAATCTCTTAAAAAGCATTGACGAGCTATTTCAGCACCATTTGCGTCCCATACACCCTCAAGGCCTTCATATTTTTTAATTAAATCTTCTTTATTCATTATCATTCCTCACTTTTAACCACAGTTAGATTTCCTGTTTTTTTGCCTTGAGCATGCAATTCTGCATAATACTTAAGCATACCTGCATCTTTGCCGATAATACGACTCAATTCTTTAAGCGGCCCTCGACAGATGTATCTGCCATCTTTATATAATTTGTAGTCTGCTAACTCTTCTGGATCCCCAACAATGGAACTTTCTGTCACACCAAAATAATCACAAAGGCATTGAACTTGAAACTTTCCTAACTGCACTCTACCATTTAACCATGAAGTAACTGCATCTCTCCCATATCCTAATTCAAAGGATAATTGATGCCTAGTCATACCTCGACTTGCTAAGAGTAATTGAACTTGTTGTTTAGCATGTTCAATCTGATTCTTTGTGTACTTGCTCATTCTCCAACTCCTTTACTAAAGAACTGAGGAATGCTAAAGATTCTTTTTTACCTGCGATTTCCTCAAGAACCCATACTAAATTGCGGAAGGCTTTTTTTACATCCTCTATGCCATTCTTCTTTTGAAATCGTAAAAGGTATTTCATTGAATTGCCCCAGGCCCATCCTGCCTTTCCTGCTAAATCACCGATGAAGTTTTCTATCACATCAATTGCCTCCATCCCATTTTTTCCATGATAATGGCTGGGGTTATTGATAGTATCATACTGTTTCACTTTGTTTTCGCCCATCATAAATCCTCCTCTTTCACCCAAACACCGTCAACTAAGCGCCCTGTTCGATCTTTGATCTCCTCGTATGCCAAACCTAAACACTCTGTGAAATCGATATTCAAAAACTTAGATACTCGAATCAATTCAAATGCTACATTTTTTAATTGATAATTTTGGCGACTAAAGTAAGCAGCAACTGATTGATCTAGCAATAAAATAAAATGATCTTCTTCTTTGTTAGAATTCGTAGAAGGAACTGATTCTGTACCTGGAAATACTTCTTTCGTATCAATTCCTAATTGTAGAGTAAGGCCAATTAACACTACAGCAATGTCTCCGATGCTATCTTTTATAACGTCATCTTGTTTTTTTGCTAGCCCACTAGCTAATTCCCCAATTTCCTCAAACAATTTTAAGAATTGTTTATCAGGATTCTGAGTCTGTAAATTACGATCATAAAACCATTTTTGAGTTTTCTTAATTAACTCAATCAATTTTTTATTTTCCATTAATACCTTCTGCTTTCCATCCCATCAGGGAATTTAAAAATATGTTTACTTGCACCCTTAAAAATTCTATCTGCAAGTGCTGAATTATAGATTTTTTTGATTTCGATACTAGATAAGTTAGTATTTATAAAAGTTGTCTGTCGATTGTCTAAGATCTTGAATAGAACCCTTTGCCTCCATTCGTTTGCTTGTTTGAGGGTGTCACTCATGCTGCTCTCTTTTCCTAGATCATCGAGAAAGAGATAGTCTACATTGCTAAGCATTTCTACAGCATAACTTTCTGTAAAATCGCCTTTCCCACCAAAGCTATTTTCTATCTCAGTAAATAACCTAGTTACCGATATGAAAATAATACTTTTAGGACTACCTATGTCCTTGAATTTATTGTTCAGAGAAGATGCTAAAGCAATTGACAGATGACTCTTACCGACTCCAGGAGGTCCAGTGATAATAACGTTTCCAGTTTCTCCCTTAATGTAGTCTCTCAGCATCCTTTTTGAAAAATTTAAACCTTGCTCTGCACTCTGATTATCAGTGCTAAAGTTATCTAGATCTTTCCCAATCAACTCAGCAGGAAATAAGCTGAAGCGATTGAATACTTCAAATGTTTTAGCTAATTTTGAATTAATTGCTGACTCATTATTTAACTTTTTCTCTATTCGTTTAATTTCTTCCTTCTCACACTCTGGACAAACCTGCAAATATTTCAATTTTCCAGCAATAACTACTGGACTCTCCCATAATTGGCAAGAGTGCACTTCACAGATTTTATCTAGTAGCTTTTTTCTTTCAATATCTTTTAGAGCTTCCATTAGAATCCCAGCCTTTCATCAACTGCTGAAGCAAATGAGCGGATATTTTTTGGTATGCTACGATTAAGATAACTATCAAACTTATTCCCAAAAAGCGTTTGAGGTTGTAGATATCGTTCATAATCTGTTCCCATCCATGTAGCTGCCATAACATTAACCACATGTTTAAAGTCTTTTAGTTCATAACCTTCCTTCAAGCGTGCTTTAATGTATTTATGATGGCTAGCTGTATTTTTGTTGAAGTTCTTATTTGTAACCTGATTGAGATAAGTAATAACTTCCTGACAAATCGACTTAATATTGTTATTATCAGTATCGTTAATATCTATCTTGTTTGTCTGTACTTTTTCCAGTTCAAGAACTGTATTTTCTACAGCTCCATGCTGTACTTTTTCCAGTTCAAGAACTGCATTTTCTACAGCTCCATCAACTTGACTGATATAAATTCTATTTGGTAGATTATTTCCTTGTCGAACCTCTTCTAGTAAGCCCACCTCTCTTAATTCTTTCTTCACTTTAATGATTGTTTTTTCACTGCTATTTAAATCAATCATTAATTGCTCATTTGTATAATATTGAAAAACATCTCCCTTTCTGTCATGCCAGCCATTTTTTATCGATAGCTCAAGCCTACCAAACAGTAACATATACATTAGTTTTGCATTGTTACTAAGTTTTTTATATTTTTCATCATAAATAAATGGTTTAGGGAATTTAAAGAAAGCTAGAAAGCCTGCTACTTCAGATTTTTTAATCATTTATTGTACCTCCATATTTGTAAATTTTGTAAATTCTTTGTGGAAGAATAATTTGACGGTACCTAATCCCCCATGACGGTTCTTTTCAAAGATCACTTCTGTCACATTATCATCTTCCTCTTGTCCCTCACGACGGTAATAAGAATCTCGGTAAAGAAATGCTACAATATCAGCATCTTGTTCAATTGATCCTGATTCACGAAGATCTGACAGAACTGGCCTTTTGTCATTACGTTGTTCTACTCCACGAGAAAGTTGACTAAGTGCAATTACTGGCACTTTTAATTCCTTGGCTAAAATCTTTAATTGTCTAGAGATCTCAGATACTTCTTGCTGTCTATTTTCTTTTCCTCTGCCAGTAATCAACTGTAAATAATCAATAACAATCAAACCTAACTCTCCTGTTTTTTGAGCTAATTTCTTTGATCGTGCTCGGATGTCAGAAATTCTGATGCCAGCGGTATCATCAATATAGAGTTGAGCCTTTGATAACTGTTCCTGTGCTAAGAGCATCCGTCTCCACTCACTGTCAGATAACTTTCCTGTCCTGATGTGATAGGATGGAATCACTCCTTCAGCGGATAGCATCCGTTCTACCAGGCTCTCTGCCCCCATTTCCAGTGAGAAGATAGCTACTGGTTTACCCGCTCGTATTGCGACATTCTGTGCAATATTTAGAGCAAACGCTGTTTTACCCATAGCAGGTCTGGCTGCCAAAATAATTAAGTTGTCTTCGTGTAGTCCTGTTGTTATTTTGTCAAAATCGGTAAAACCTGTAGCAAGGCCAGTAACATCTCCAACGTGCTTAGATCGTTCATCAATTCGAATATTAGTGGAATCCAATACATCCATGATGTTTCTAAAACCTGAGTATTGATTGGCACTTACCGATGTCAGTGTATTTTCAAGTCTTACTATGACATCATCTAAATCTTGGTGATCTTCATATACTTTTTCAAGTGCTTTACCTAGATCATTGATGACCTCTCTTGCTTTAGCTTTTTCGGCCACAATCTTTGCATAATGTTCAATGTGAGCACTAGTGGGAACTGAATTGATCAAACTAGCAAGAAAAGCCATTCCACCAATACGCTCAAACTCTCCAATAGAGTCAAGTGCTGATTTTACAGATACAGGGTCAATTGGTTCCCCCTTATCTGCCAAATCTTCCATAACATTGAAGATAATACCGTGAGATAACTTATAAAAACTTTCCTGTGTAAGAAATTCTGATGCGATAAAGATTTTTTCTGGGTCAACGAAAATTGATCCAAGTACCGCCTGTTCAGCTAGTATGTCGTGAGGCAGGATATTTGTTTTTTCTGCCATTTTTATTTTTCCTTAATATTGATATAATTAAATTAAAAACAATAGGGGGTCTATCTATGAGAAATAAATATTCATTAATTTTTCCTTTGCTTATCACAATACTAATGTCATATTTGTATTTGAAATATTTACCTACTAGCATGGAGTCAACTCTTGAAGTTTTGAAAGGAATACATTTTGAGACTTTATTTACGTTTTTAATTTTAGCTTTTATTATTTCATATTCAGTGTTAGTTACTGTATACAATTTCCTTTTGTTTTATGATCTAGTTGAAAAAAATGATATTCAACTTTCAACATCGATCGCAATGATTTCTTTTATCCTTCTTTTCGGTTGTTACCTTGTTAAGAGCTTGTCTGAGAAAGAGTTCAACCTGATCGCTATTTTTATCAGTTTCCCTTTTCTCTATTTGATCCCTAATACCTTCCAAGGTATTTTCAAGGTTACAAAGAAGTTTAAAAATATTAAAAAGGGTAAAGGAAATAATGAAACCGAAAGAGATGAATACTAATGTGTCGTTTCCCATACAATCCTCTCCTTATCTACGATATCCAAAGCGCATAGCTTTCCGAGCTTCTTCGATTTGTTGTTTTTCCTTGATCAACTTTTTTAATTCCCGTTTTGACTCTTTGCATCGTTGGCTAATTGCACTTACCATGATCGCCTCAAACAACACCACGATTACCAATACACCAATAATAATTTCATTTAACATTTTCTGATCTCCATTTCTTGTTATATTTATCTAAATAACGATATTGCTTTGAATAAATTGATCTAATTCATTCTTGTCAATCCGTTTTGTTCCATCGATTTTATAAAGATTCAATCCCATCTTGATCCATTTTCTGATGGTATTTGAACTGCAGTCCGCATAGTGGGCTGCACTTTCTAGTGATAACCAACGTTTTTCTGCTATTTCCTGGTCTAAGAATTCAGTGAAAGATTCTTTAAATTGAACTCGAACCACTGATCTTATTCCGTTTTCAAATTCTTCACTTAGAATATTCATTGCCAACTCCAATTTGTGATATAATTTAAGTAGTTTATTTTGTTGAGTGCTTCACTTGTTTTGTGAAGTGCTTTTTTATTTTTCTTGCCATTTCAACCAACCAGACTCATTTGGCCGTTGCGGTTCTTGATTTCCAATTTAGTGTTGGCTGATGGTTCCCAGCTTCCCCAATAGTCAAATGCTTGTTCTTCATCTTTACGTTTCAGCAAGTCATAGCGAGGGATTCGGAAGTATTCCTTGAAGTCTTTGGCAGCCTGCGAAAATACTGACTGTGCAAATTTTCGATCTTTGTATGCTTGGCTATCCTTACCGCCTAGCAATTCGACCACTTTTTGTTTTCGCATTTTTTCGAGTGCTAAACAAATTGACGGATTCACTGGTTGCTCATTCTTCAAATAATCTACATCGGCTGATAAGACGGATTGCCCTTCTTTCAGCTTTTTTAGTTCCTGCAATGCGTGGATCATTGTATCTTCCACTGTTAATTCTGTTTGTGTCATAGCAATTTCGTTCATTATTCAAATTCTCCTTCTAAAATGTTGTTTTCTTTACGAATATCGTTAAGGTCGTTAAAAAATCTCAACCCTCGACTGATAAAGCTATCAAATTCATCTCGGACGATTCCGTCTGCTTTCAAAACATTCTTTTCGTCCGCATAGATCAGACCGCCCATGCTTGCCAAGAAGTCATTACCCTTCCGCAATAGGCTTGTGATGTTCTTGTAAGCTGAGATTTGCTTCTGTACGCTGTTGAGTTGCCCCCGTGATTCTTCGATCGCTCTGGTCAATTCATCGTACTGTGCAGATTTCTTATCAGCCTCTGCACGCTGGGCCATCATCTCGTTTAGTTTGTTATTGATAAACTCAGACCGCTCTTCCATAGCCTTCATGCTGTCGGATAATTCCTGGTTCTTCACTAACAATCGTTTATTTAGCTCCCGTGTGGCTCTGTAGTCCTCTGGAACGACTTCCTTGATTGTTTCCATCACCTCAACTTTGGAAGCCCTTAGAGCCTCGTTCTCGCCCCTTAGAAGCTCATTCGCTTGTTGGCTTAGTTTGAGTTTGTTCTTAACTTCCTGCAGTTCTCTTACTGTAGGAGTGTCACCATCTTCGATACGCTGGATCTGCTCCTGCTTCTCTTCTTCTGGAAGAGTTGCGATGAGGTAGAGAGCCGAAGATCCCAAATCTGACAACGTTGTCACATTTGGAAGTTGTTTAGCAACTGTCATCATTCTGTTTGCTTCTCGATAATGGATCCCAATCTTGTCAAGCCATTTCCCGAACTTACCATGTGCTAAATCATTCTCTTTCACATGGTTCAATCTTCTGCCAATTTCCCAAATGGATTGACCAGCAATTTGTTTGTGGTGACTGATTTCAAGTTCTATCTGAGATAGATTATTTGATAAAGCTATTTCGTTCATTCTTATCACTTTCTCATTAATGAGATATCCTTTCTAAAAAAATTAGACCACTATGTCCAGATGATATCTTTATAGTCGATATCAAGCGTTTGCTCAATGATCGGGATATACTTTGCGTTCGGCTTCGTGTGACCAAGTCGCCAATTTGATACTGTCGGATAACTTACACCGATTGCGTCTGCAAATTGAAGAACGGTCATGTCTCGCACTGCCATCCATTGTTTCAGCGTTAACTGTGTCATTCTTTCACCTCCTATCTAAATTCGTCCAAGCTGACCTCCAGTGCATCAGCTAATTTTTTTACAGTATCAAAATATAGATCTTTTACTTCTCCATCTCTTAAACGATAGATGCCAGCAGGCCCGATACCTGCTTTTAAACAAAGTTTATAAACTGTCCAATTTCTTTCCGAAAGTTTTTCAGATATTTTTTCCCAAAGCATGGCTTCTCCTCCTTATCTAACTTTATTTGTATAATTTCATCACCATTCTCCTATCGCACTATATGTTGTGCTTTATAAAGACAAACCTTTTTAAAATGCACTATATATTGACAAACAATGTTTATTATCGTATAATATATCTTGACTGAGACCTCTCACAGTTTTAGTCAAAATTTCAATGGAAAGGAGGTATACCTATGTATTCTATAAAATCTATGTTGCCTAATGAAATAGGTTTTCTGAAGTATCGTTTCTCAAATTCAGAAGCCGACAGCGCTGATCCAAAATCAAAACCAATTTTAAAATTCGCTACTACAACAGACGAAAAAACGTTTATTGATGCTTTTACATTACATGAAAATGGTTTGGTTTTATTAGCTAAAAGCGAAGATCAAGAGGTGTGGTCGAACAGAAAGCCGATTTTTAATACTGTTGATGGAAAAATAGTCGTTACTTTTGAAAATGAATAATAGAATTATTCAAATCTATAGACATCTTTCCATTACTAGATTCAAGAACTTGCTTCTTTGCGAGTTCTTTTTTCTTTTTGTTTTTGTTTTTGTTTTTTTCCATTACTTTCTCTCCTACTTAATTAAATTTAAAATTACAATCACAATAATCACTCCTACAGCGATTAAACCACTGATTTCCCATCTTTTGTCGTCCATTGCTTTTCTCTGGACAGTATGCTAAACTTAAGTCGTAGGATTGGGGCTTGCGCCCCTCCTACAACTGTGTGTAACTCTTATTTAAATAAGAGTTGGAGTAACACGGCGATTAGTGCGATGATTGCCGATATCACTGTGGCTCTTGGTTGTGTCAACCAAGGGTCTTTTTTCTTTCGCCTTCGGTTCAGCATACTGTCCTTCCTTTCTTTTGTTTTTTGGTTAATTCCTTAACCTTGACTATATTATATCTCATTAATGAGATATTGTCAATAATTTTTTTTATTTTTTTTAAAATTATTTTTGTTTTATATAAAATTGTGGTACAATCTCATTAAAAGAATATAGGAAGAAACAATTATGGTAGGAAGAGACAAACTGACGCCTCTTGAGATAGAAATGCGTTTAAAAATTGCAAATGAGTTAAACAGACTTAAAAAAATGGCTAAACTCAGTCAGCAAGATATTGTCAAAGAGTCTGGAATATCTCAAAGCACTTTGAGTCAATATTTTTCAGGTAAGAGATTGCCTTCTAAAGCCAATAGCAAGAAATTGGCTGATTTTTTCAAAGTTCCTGTTGAACAGATTGATCCTCGATTAGATACTACTTCTTCTATTGTAAAAAACGAAATCGCACAAAAAATTGATAAAGTTGTATCTAAACTCGACCCAGAACCATACCAGCATAACGTACTGACTTATGCAGAAGGACAACTTGAGGAGCAAAAGCAAGCTAAGAAGAGACTTGCTGAGGTCTATGATACAGTCGTAGAGTATGTCGACTATAACTACTACGACCAGCCTGTATCCGCTGGTACGGGACAATATCTAAATGAGGTACAGATAGAGACAATTCAACTACCCGTGAAGGTGGACGCTGACTTTGTCTGCCCGATTTACGGAGATTCAATGGAGCCAGATTACAAATCTGGGGATTATGTTTTTGTTAAATTGACAGTAGAACTTCCAAGTGGAACAGTTGGAGTATTTGACTACGAAGGAGAAGCCTATATCAAGCAACTCATTATAGAGAAAGATAAAGCATATCTGAGAAGTTTTAATAAGAAATACAAAGATATACCGATCAATTCAAACAGTGACTTTAGGATCATCGGTAAAGTCGTGGATGTGTATAGGGAAGAAAAATAAAAACCATCGCTAACGAAACGATGGTCAAAGACGAATATAATTCACTAATTAAATAAGTTGAAAAAAATTAAACTAAATAATTGACACAAGTTACCGAATAGATTATAATTTATATAATCTTAATGAACGAGTGCCGTCGCGCTCATAGAAAAGGTCTTGCTGTCGCAAGGCCTTTTCTACTTTTCTTGGAGGTGTTCAGTGGATAAACCTTTTAAAAATATTGATGAACAATTAGATATATTACGATCACGGAACTTAAAAATCGATGATGAAATAGAGGCAAGGGAAGCTTTGACTATTTACGGTTATTATGAAATAGTCAACGGATATAAATCTTTTATTCTTGAGTCAGATGATAGCGATAACTTTAAAGAAGGTGAAACATTTTCCCATCTGTACTCTCTGTATCAACTAGATAAAGATATCCGAAACGGTATTTTAAGTGCCACGCTTGAAGTTGAATTAAGCCTTAGAACTGCTATTGCTTATACAATCGCAGAAGACTTCGGAGAAAAACAAATCGATTATCTAAAACCTAAAAACTACAGACGAGGTCACAAACGCAAAAATTCCAACCGATATCCACTTTATCAGTTGTTAGATAAGCTAAATAATATAGCTAATGATGACATCGAACCTTACAAGCATTATCGAGAAAATCACGGAAATATTCCTCCTTGGATACTCTTAAAAGGGACAAGTTTTGGAAATTTGGTGAACTTTTATAAATTACTAAAACCAAAGCAAAAAGATAAAGTTATATCAATTTGTACAGGACTTCCTGAACAGTTTATAACTGATTCAACAAAATCAATGTTTGCCCAAGCTCTACGTCTGATTCATTCATACCGCAATCGTGCAGCACATAGTGGTAGATTATTTAGCTATCGTTCACAAAGCATAATGAAATACAATGAGCCGTTACATGAGAAAATCATGGAGATTACAAAAGAAGAGTATAATAACGGTGTTGGCCAAACCGGACTCTTCACACTCCAAAATATTTTGGGTATATTTAAAAATGAGCGATCCGGATTCTTATTTGAATTTAACGTTTACTATTCGATAGGCTACCATTGTCAGTACTACCCATCAGATTTAGATTTATTGTGTGAACAAACGATGATCAATAAAACTGAGATGCTAAGAGGTATCGAAAAATACTCTAAATAAAGTAAAAATCCCCACACTCGCCTTCGCCAAAAATTGAGTGTGAGGATTACAGTGTAAGAAAAGCCATTCAAAAGGTCTTTTTCTTATGCCCATTTTATCAAGAAATGAGGTAAAAATCAATGATCAAAAAATATAAAAAAGGTGATGGTTTCGCCTACTATTTTAAAGCCTATCATGGAATTGATCCATTGACTGGTAAGAAGATTGTCACTCTTAGACGTGGTTTTAAAACTGAACGAGAAGCTAGACTTGCTGAAGCTAAGTGTTTGGCTGATTATGAGAAGAAAACCTTTAGAAGCAGAAATACAACTACTACTTTCAAACAGGTATATGAAACTTGGAAAGAGCATTATAGAAATACAGTTAAAGAATCTACCTATGTCAGCCAAATTGACAAAGCTGACAGACTTATTATCCCTCATTTTGGAGACAAACCTATAAATAAAATAAGTTTGACTATGTGCCAAACTCAGGTTAATAAATGGGCTGAAGAATATAAGCGATTTTTCGGAATCATCAGCATTGCTAATCAGATATTTGATTATGCAATATCTATGGAATTGATTGATAGTAACCCTATGAGAAAGACTCTTAAGCCAAAACGACAAAAAAATAATACAGATGAACTTGAAAAGTTCTACAACAAAGAAGAACTTAAGGAATTTTTTAAAATCGTTAAAGGCTTCGATGATAATGAAATGCTGACATATTTCAGATTACTAGCTTTTACCGGAATGCGAAAGAATGAAATTAGCGCTCTAAGATGGTCTGATATCGATTTTAAAAAAGGACAGATTACTGTCAATCAAACCTTGGCCAAGGGAGAAGATAATAAACTTATCTTTCAGACTCCAAAAACAAAAAAGAGTGCCCGAACAATTACCCTCGATTCAAAATCAATCAAGGTTTTAAAAGATTGGCACAAGTATAGTACAAAAGGACTTCTGTTTAAAAATGAGAATGGAGAACCTAAGAGTGTTGTCCATGTCAACAATATGTTGAACAGAATCTGGAGGAAGTACCCTGATTTCAAACGAATCACACCTCATGGATTTAGGCATACACACTGCTCACTACTCTTCGAAGCTGGTGCTACTATCAAGGAGGTCCAGGAAAGACTCGGTCATGAGAATATTCAAACCACTATGGACATCTATGCTCACGTCACGCAAAAAGCAAAGGATGAAGTAGCTGACAAGTTTGCTTCTTACATTGGTTTTTGAAATATGGGTATCACGGTGGGTATCAAAACAAAAAAAGAGGCTCTCCGAAAACTCGGAAAGCCTCTTTTAATGCTACTTAGAGCAATTATTTTGCGATTGGGTAAACAGAAACTTGTTTTTTATCGCGACCTTTACGTTCGAAGCGTACTACGCCTTCAACTTTT